ACAACATCACGCATTCCAAGCTATTCAATCCGACCGATGATATTTACGGCATGGCGCCGCTACAAGCGGCGCTCTTGCGCGTGGACGCCGAAAACGAAGGGCTCACGCTCATAAAACGGATGCTGCAACGCGGGTTTTCGCCTGGTTGGATTGAGGCGCGCGAAGATTCGGAATGGAGCGATACACAAGTAGCTCAGTTGAAAGAACGGGTCAAATCGAGCAAGTCGGCCGGCGAAGAACTGTTTTTAGAAAACGCGAAATGGCATCAAATGGGCTTCAATCCCGTTGATTCCGGCGTTACCGAGCAACAGATTTTGAGCAAGCGCGATATCGCGAGCGTCTTTCATGTGCCGTCGCAATTGATCGGCGACGCGCAAACGCAGACGTACAGCAACTATCAAGAGGCGCGGCGGGCGTTGTACATGGAAGCGGTGATTCCGTTGCTGCAGCACTTCCGCGGCGACTGGAACCGGACGATCGGCGCCGCGCTCGGTTCGCCGCTCGACTTCGATAAAGATTCGTTCGACGCGATCACGGCCGCACGGCAAGAGGCAACGGACCGCGTTGTAAAATTATTCACGAGCGGACTGATTACGCAAGCCGAAGGGCGAAGCGATCTAGAGTACGGGCCGGCGCAACCGGCCGATACGTTCTATGCGCCGGCAAACTTAATGCCGCTCGATCGGACGGGCGACTAACGTGGCTCAATTTGACGGAATGTTTCAGGTCGAAACGATCCTATCGGAAACGGGCGGCAAGGTGATTGTACGGCTCGCCGAGTACGAGGCGCAATTGGACCCGCTCGACGCGCAACGCTTCGCGCTCGCGCTCGTGGAAGCCGCGGCATCGGCTCGGGCGGAATCGTGGCTCGTGAAATTCCTGCAAGAGCAATTAGAGGTTGAGATAGGCGCCGCGGCGCGCGTGATCGCGAGTTTTCGAGACTACCGCTCGGCGCCGGCCGCGGCGCCAGGTGGGATGCCGTTTACGATTGTCTCCAATGATGCGCGGGAAATCTTTCGCATCACAGCGGACGGCAAAGTGATTGTGAATCCAGATTTTACGCTTGACGAAGCGACTAGCGCCTTTTGGCGAGCCGTCGAGAAGGTGGCCGCGGCGCCTGGTGGCAAGCCGTGACGATCGGGGAATTACGCAAGCAGCTTCGCGGCGTACCGGATGGGCTCGCAATCGTCGTTCGGATTCCGGCCGACGAAGAACTAAACGGGAATTGTTTCGATATCGGCGCCGTGAGCATCGAAGATAATCACGCAACGGGCGAAGATTTCGTTGCGTTCGACTGTAACCAAGGCGGCGAATCGTGACGACGTTGCGGGCGAATCAACGGGTACGAATCTCGGGCGAAGCCGGTACCGTCGTCGGCCGCGTTGAGGAAATCCGGCCAGTAGACGATATGCCGGAACTTCCCGAGCTCGGATTCGCGACGGCCGGCGAATTTGCGCCAAAGTCGATCATGCAGGAGTTTGGTATTGAACGCGTCGCGTCGATCAGCTACAACGCGACGCCGAACGCTCAGTATCTCTTTACGGCCGTCGAAATCGCCGGCGAATGGTTCGATTTGAAGCGCAACAAACTCACGATTGAAGTAGTTGGGGTGTTCCAATGAAATCGCGCCTACAGACGGCCGTTGCACGTTTCGCCGGCCATTGCGCCGAGTGTGGCCGGCCGATCGTCCGTAACGCGCCGATCGTGTACGATACCAAGCTAAAACGCACGCTTTGTAAGGCGTGCGGCGACTTCCAAGCGTTCGCCGACGGCGATCAGTTATTCGCGAAATAGATGCTAATGGCAGTGCCGGCTAAAAGCGCGCGGATTTATCGCGCGTTCGATTCTTTCATGGCGCAAGCCGGCCGCGGTGCGTCGCGCTCGGCGCATACTCGCCTGGTGGCGGAAGCCGGCAAAGCGGCTCGGGCGTTTGCGGGCGGCGCCGGCGACGCCGCGGCGCTCGCTGAAGTGCTCGACTCCACATGGACGGCGTATCTCGGGCTCGTTTGGGTCGAAACCGTGACGCGCGCCGGCGTGCTTACGGCCGAATCGCTCGGCGCCGCGGCCGACGCCGGCGTATTCGATCGCGCGGCGCGCCTGTATCTCGATCGCAACGCGCGGACGCGCGGCGCCGGCATCGCGGAAACGTCGCGCAAGGCTATCCAAAAGTCGATCGACGACGGGCGCGAAGCGAAGGAAACGCCGGCCGAAATCGGGCGCCGCATAATCGACGATGCCGAAGCCGCGGGCGTGTGGCGCTCGGCGACGATCGGGTTAACCGAATCGCACGCGGCCGGCAATTTCGGCGCGCTCACCGGCGCGGTGCAGACGTTGCGCGGTTGGTTGAAAGTGTGGACGGCGCCGCGCGCCGCGGGCGTGACGTGCGATCAGCATAAATCGACGCATGGACAACGCCGGCCGCTTCGCGACACGTTCGCCGTCGTCAACGATTACGAGCCGGATGTACCGGCCGAAGCCATGAACTATCCGGGCGACGGCGAACACGGCGCGCGGGCGTCGAACGTCATCAATTGCCGTTGCGCGATGGAGTTTAGGAGGTAATGCGATGAAGGGCAAAAGAGGCGATCGGCCGGATACGGGCGAGACGAAACCGGCCGACAGTGAGACGATCGCGGCGCCTGGTGAGACGACGCCGGCCGCGGCGCCTGGTGCGGCGCCCGATACCACGATCAAGACTTACGAAAAGATCCTGGTAACGGAGTCGGTTAAACACACGTTTACGCAAGTCGAGCTCGCCGAGCTCGCCGATAAGATGGCGCAAGCCGCGGCGAACGTCTATCGAATCGAACGCGAGAAATCCGAGCAAGCGGCACACTATGGCGCCGAGCTCAAATCAGCCAATCTCGCGGCCGGCGAGCTCGTGGCGAAGTACAACCTTCGGTACGAAATGCGGGATGTGGAATGCAAGATTGAGTTTGACAAACCGGAGCCGGGTTACAAGTCGTATATTCGGACCGATAACGGCGAAACCGTGAAAGAAGTACCGATGACGCCGGCCGAACGGCAACGGGCGTTTGTATTCGACGCCGGCGACGGCGGACGGCCGCAATAAAGGAGGGGGATTTTATGCCGATCGAAAAGAAATCGTTCGCGTGTGCGATCGACTTCAAAGAAGTCACCGAAGACGGCCAGTTTGAAGGGCACGCCGCGGTAATCGGTAATGTGGATCTCGGGGGCGATCGCATTAAGCGCGGCGCTTTCGCGCGCACGATCGAGGCGACGGGCGGCAAGTGGCCGGTACTCATGGGTCATCTGATGGCGCGGCCGGTTGGGTTCTCGACGGGCGCCGATGAAGACGGCAAGGGCTTGCACGTGTTCGGCGAATTTACGCTCGGCGCCGACGACGGCCGCAACGCGTACGCGCTCGCGCGCCACGCGGCGAAGCTCAAGCAACCATTCGGGCTTTCGATCGGCTACGGCATCGCCGAGAACGGCGCCAAATTCAACAACGAAACCGGCGTCCGCGACTTGACCGATTTGGACGTTTACGAATTTTCGCTCGCCGCGGTGCCAATGAATCCGCGGGCGCGCATCGCCCGCGTGAAAGCGGCCGGCGAACGCTACAGCGAACGCGAAATTGAGGGAATCTTGCGGGATGCTGGATTCTCTAACAGTGAGGCGAAGTGTCTCATTTCCTCTTTGAAGGGACAACGGGACGTTGAACCGGAAACGCTACTCGATACGAAAGTGGCGGCGGCATTCCACGATTTAATCAACACGGCCGGCGTGATCTATGAACTCACGGCCGGCATGGAGCAATTACGTCATGGGTGAAACCAACAATACCGTTGTAACCGGCGAAGACGTTCAAAAGCTGATGGGCATTTTGTCGGGCTTCAAGGGCCAGTACGCGCAACTACACGACGACTTTACGAAGCTCGGCGGCGCGCAATCGGAAACCGTCGTCAAGCTCGGCAAGCTCACCGACGATATGGTAAGCCTGCAGGCGAAGTACGCAACCGACGCGGCGAAGCGGCTCGACGCGATCGAGGAAAAACTAAACCGCGGGCCGGCGACGCCGACGGCGCCGAAGTCGATCGGCCAAATGGTGATTGAAGACGCCGGCTTGCTCGCCGGCATCAAAAGCGGCGGGCGCTTTGCGGCGACGATCACGCTCAAGGGCACGCTGCAAAGTCTGATGCAAAAGGACATTACGACGATTTCGCAATCGTGGCCGCAAT